CTGCAATTAACGCAGAGTGTGCCGGTCTCTTTAAGTGTTTCTGGTTCTATGTCACTGCCACATGACGTGCAGAAGTCTGAGTAGCTAGGCATTTGTATTTCCCCTTTCTCGTTTATTGCAGTCGGTTTTGCTCTTTGGTGAGCTGGTCTTGGCTGATGTATGAGACAACCATGTAGTCAACCAAGCCTTTGTCTGTGATTACCCACTTCATACCTTGCGGGGTTTCTTTGAGTTCTGCTTTAGCGCGGTGCTGGTCGATGAAGTCTTGGATTGCTTGAACGCTTTGTTGGTCGGCAAGGTCGAAACGCTTGTGGCGCAGGGGGGAGGAGTTGAATAGGCGATATGAGATTTTGAGAACGATGCCAAGGTCGGCAGGGTTCAAGTGCTTGTTGATGGGCAGAGGCTGAGCTTTTGCCGTTTGGGACATTTGGACGTCTTGTCCGTTTGTCTCGGGTGTTGGTTGCTGAAGCATGGTAGTTCCTTTCGTAGATGTTGTGATTTTGTGTGGCGCTTGACCACTCTCTTATTATCTCACAAAAGGTGTACAAAGTCAAGTTACTGTCCTCTAAAAAGGGGTGTGAAAACACGTGATATTGCAGTATCAGGTGATTTGGGGTGAAAAGGGCGATTTTGGGCAGAAATGGGGGGTAATGTTCTAAAACGGGGGGTAATGTTCTATTTCTAGATGAGTTTTAGAACAATAGGGTCAAAAAAATAAGTTGTTGATTTTATTAGATATTTTTTTTAAAAGTACTGTATGTATGTATAGATTGTTCTAATGTCTATAATGTTCTATGTTTTTTAACTTACTGAGCCAATTATTTTTTTCTCTTGGAAAAAGGCGCACCTGCAAAAAGGGTCTTGCTCTCTCAGGCTCACAGAATTTCTCAGAATTTCTTAGGCACTCTCTCTAAACTTTACACACTTTTTAGAACATTACCCCACTTGTTCTTTAAAATCATACACTTACGACGCTTTCTTAATGTTCTATTTCCAAACCTTTTAGAACAATACAAAAAAACATTGAACAAAAACAATGACTTACGAGGCAAACATAATGTTCCAGAAAACACCCCATTTTTAGCAAATAGAACAATACAAAACGAGAACTCAATGAAATCAATGACTTAGCCGATTTCGCCAATTATGACAGTTTAGAACATCCCGAGTTTTTAGAACATTACCCCCCTTGACAACTGCGCTAGAAAAAGTTAAGCTCTGGCTCAGAGCTTAATCCAAAACCGAGCGGGACAACCGGACGCAATGTCCAAGTGTCTTAACCTTCCCAGCCTTCCCGCCCTCCCTCACTTCCCCATCGGCGCGCGCGGCCTACCACGTGGGTTACATCTGACCAGTTCTCTAGAGGAAGAATGACGAATAGAGAACGTAAGAGGTTTTGTTTTTGTTAGTGAGTGAAACGAACTAAATAGATGTTGTCTTTTCAGAGGTTTTGGTTTTGTGGTTTGCGAAGCAAACTATTAAATGGTTTTGTCTTTTCAGAGGTTTTGATTTTATTAGTGAGTGAAACGAACTATTAAAGGTGTTCGGGGGAAAGCCCCTACGGTTTGTAGGTTATACCTGATTCTCGGGAACTATTTAACCCGAGGATTGTCTAATAAGTATGGTTAGGCGATAAGGGACAGCCAGCCGTCATAGTCCAATAGTCCCACTCTAGAGAAAAGGAAACACCATGAACGCAAAGACCACAGTAACAACCGCTGTAAACGGTATTTTCGATGAGAAGACCGAGGCCAGCTTGAAGGCCGCCGCCGCTAGTGTGGCTGAGTCAGACGCAGGTAATGACGAAGCCCTTGAGACGTTTGGCAGGGTTCTCGGAACTGCCCCAACTTTTGAGATGTACACAGGGGCGCAGAAGGTTTTCCAAGCTGGTTACATTGCCGCAATGCCTGACATGAGCATTGAAGCACTCGCCAAGCGCACGAGCCGTTTTTTCTCTGAACTGTTAAAGACCTACGGCATCACTAAACCCGTGAGTCATGACCCAGCCGCAGAGAAGAAGCGCGAGCAACGGGAAAAAGCCGCTGAGAGCCTAGTCGCAAAGTACAAGGCAAAGAAGCCCGAAACGATAAAGGAGGAGATCAAGAAGGGTTACGCCGCTCTTGCCGCTGGTGCGCCTGATAGCGTAGAAGTCAAGAAGAAAATCAAAGAGGCCGAACAAGCCTTGAAGCTCATGACCAAAGCCGAGACGGACAAAGCGACCGCAACGCTTAAAGCCTTGAGGTCGAGCCTGATCGAGTACGCTAAGAAGGCGACCGACTATGACAAGATCAAGGCCGCAATCATCGCCCTGAAGTAAACCCAACCGCCTCCCCTAATCGGGGAGGCATAACCCGAAAGGAAACGACCATGTACGGAACTCTAACCATCTTCGCCTTTTTTGCTCACCCAACAACAGACCCAGACAGGCCAACCCGACGACACCGCCGCACGCTTTACAAGGCTTACGGGTTAAGTCAAGAGGGAGCGCAAAACCAAACCCTAGCTTTCGTTGACTGGAACAAGAGCCAAATTAAACCCGACTCAATATGGGCAACTTGGCAACCGGAACCGATAGAGCTAGACACCAAGTAACCTAACCAGCCCCGAAAGGGGCTTTTTTTTCGCCCGCCGCTCGTTCGCTTCGCTCACTCGCATAAAGTCAAAACCATTAAGTGTTCGCTTCGCTCATACGTAACTGTAAAAAGCAAAACCATTAAATGTTCGCTTCGCTCACACATAAAAGCACGAAAAAGCTAAAACGGCAGAATACCGATACCCACCCCCCAAAACTGTAGTAAGAATGCTTATACCACAACATACATACTGTTCTGCGCATTAGATTTCCTAAAATATCTAGACCCCCCCTTGCCTTTTTGGGTCCCCTGCTGACCCCCCACCCCCCTTGCATTTTTCTCTAATATGGTATAGTTCTTCCCTATAGAAACACCCCCCTTGCATTTTTGGGTCCTATACCAAGTGCCAGTAAATATTTTTCCAGATTCAGACCATCCGATGCCTGAAACATTTAAAGATGACCAAGCCGCTTCGTTTCATGAAGAGGTCAACATCGCTGCCAATACTGCGGTTCTATTATCAGGACTGGGTATGCCGTATGAGATGACTGATGAAGACGCCATGCGTGCAAAAGAGTTATTTGAAAATGTAGAGAACCACAAGAAGGCACCAAAGCTTTCTAAAGAATTAAGCAGCCCAGGCGTAGCTCTTGCGCTCGGTGGTTATGTAGGTGAGTACGGCAAGATGGTTGTTGCTAATGCCGTGGAAACTAGGAACCTCATACAAAACAGGCTGCTAGAAATTTCTCAGTGCGGTGACCCAAAGCACGAACTAAAGGCACTTGAGCTGCTCGGTAAAATGTCTGACGTTGGTGCGTTTACTGAGAAATCAGAACTTATAATTACACACAAAACATCCGATGAGCTGCAAGACGCAATACGAGAAAAGATTAACCGACTGCTGCATAGCGACATTATTGATGTGGATCCCATAAGCGATGGGCTAGAAGAAGAGCTTAACTTACTAGAAAACGACGAAATAGAACAAGAGCCTGAAGAACCATCGGAAGACGATGAGCCAGACAGCAAGTAAAGAAGAGCTGCAGGCCATCCTGCAGAATCTAGACAACATCCCAGAGGCCCATCTGCAAGACCTCTATAAAACACTTGCCGAATACGAACACATACATAAGAAGGAAAGCGCTGAGAAGAACTTTATGGAGTTCGTAAAGCGAGTCTGGCCTAGCTTCATTGGGGGTCGGCATCACCAGAGAATGGCCCGAGCGTTTGAAAGAGTAGCAAACGGGGAAATTAAACGCCTTATTATTAATATGCCACCCCGACACACTAAAAGCGAATTTGCGTCTTACCTGCTTCCGGCGTGGTTTTTAGGCAGATTCCCCGGTAAAAAAGTCATCCAGACCTCCCACACTGCAGAGCTTGCTGTGGGCTTTGGTCGTAAAGTAAGGAACCTAGTAGATGCTGAACCATATAAGGAAATATTTCCAGGAGTTGCCTTGCAGGCTGACTCTAAAGCTGCTGGCAGGTGGGCGACTAACGGTAGGGGAGAGTATTTCGCTATCGGTGTTGGGGGTGCTGTCACGGGTAAAGGTGCTGACCTCCTTATTATTGACGACCCGCACTCAGAACAAGAAGCTACCCTTGCTGAAATCAACCCCGAAATCTACGACAAAACCTACGAGTGGTACACCTCAGGCCCAAGACAGCGACTCCAACCAGGCGGATCAATAGTAATAGTGATGACTCGGTGGTCCAAAAAGGACTTGACCGGGCAGATATTAAAAAGTTCCGTACAAAGAAGTGGTGAAGAGTGGGAAGTTATTGAGTTTCCTGCACTTTTACCGTCTGGAAAACCACTATGGCCTGAGTTTTGGCCCCTAGAAGAGCTTGAAGCACTTAAAAATGAGCTGCCAAACAGCAAATGGATGGCTCAGTATCAGCAAAACCCCACATCAGAGACCAGTGCTATTGTTAAAAGGGAGTGGTGGCAGGTTTGGGAAGAAGACGACCCCCCTTGGTGTGAGTTTACCTTGATGGCATGGGACACGGCGTTTGAAAAATCCAATCGTGCTGACTATTCAGCCTGTACAACATGGGGCGTATTCTATAAACCAGACGATGCGGGCAATACACAAGCTAATATCATCCTACTTAATGCCTTCCGAAAGCGCATGGAGTTCCCAGAACTAAAAAAAGTTGCTTTAGAACAGCATCAAGAGTGGGAACCAGACTCAACGATCATTGAGAAAAAAGCATCCGGTGCCCCTCTAATATATGAGATGCGTGCTATGGGTATTCCGGTACAAGAATTTACGCCTAGCAGAGGCAACGACAAGATTTCTAGACTTAACGCTGTATCTGACTTATTTGCTTCTGGTAAAGTATGGGCACCAAATACACGTTGGGCTGAAGAGGTTATTGACGAGGTCGCAAGTTTTCCTGCTGGTGAACACGATGACTATGTTGACTCCGTGTCTTTGGCTCTTATGCGCTTTAGAAAAGGCGGATACATTAAAACTTCCCTCGACGAAGAAGACGAGGTTCAATACTTTAAGAGCCGCCGCTATGCGGGTTACTACTAAGGATACAAAATGGCAATCGACAAAGCACTAAATCAGGCCCCTTTAGGGTTAGGTGAAGATTTACCGCTCGGGCAAGAAATGGAGCCGGCGTTTGAAATTGAGATAGAAGATCCCGAACGGGTAAGTATTAAGGCTGGGGGTCTTGAAATCGAGATTGAAAAAGAAGACATAGACGATGAGTTCAACGAGAATTTAGCAGAAAAGCTTGATGAAGATGTGCTTACCGAGCTTGCTGGTGACTTATTAGGCGAAGTTCAGGCCGATTCCGACTCTCGCAAAGACTGGGTGCAGACGTATGTAGATGGCCTAGAGCTGCTTGGTCTAAAGATTGAGGAAAGAACAGAGCCGTGGCCTGGGGCTTGTGGTGTTTACCACCCCCTGTTGTCCGAAGCGCTTGTGAAGTTCCAGTCAGAGACAATAATGGAGACTTTCCCTGCGGCGGGTCCAGTCAAAACTTCTATATTGGGCCAAGAAACTATAGAAAAAGTTGAGGCAGCTCAACGGGTTAAAGAAGATATGAACTACCAGCTCACCGAAGTTATGGTTGAGTACCGGCCTGAGCACGAGCGGATGCTTTGGGGCCTCGGGCTTTCAGGAAATGCGTTCAAGAAAGTCTATTTTGACCCTAACTTAGACCGTCAGGTGTCTCTATTTGTTCCCGCTGAAGACATCATCGTGCCTTATGGTGCATCAAGTCTTGAAACTTCCGAGCGTGTCACCCACGTGATGAGAAAGACAAAAAATGAACTGCGGAAACTTCAAGTCATGGGGTTTTATAGTGACATAGAACTCGATGACCCTGTTGATACGCTTGATGAAGTAGAAAAGAAGATCGCTGAGCAGATGGGCTTTAAGGCAACTCAGGATGATCGGTACAAAATCCTAGAAATACATACATATTTAGACCTGCCAGGTTACGAAGACAAAGATGAGAAGGGTAAAGAAACAGGAATTGCCCTGCCTTATGTAGTAACTATTGAAAAAGGCACCGAAACAGTCCTAGCCATCCGTCGTAATTACCACCCCGACGACCCCAACAAGCAAAAAAGGAACCACTTTGTACACTATGGCTA